ATGAACTAATGGAGCTTCACCTATGAATGAGTACATGGCTTTAACCAGCAATGCCGATGACCTGCCCTCGCTGTTCGTCAACACCACCCAGCCTCTGCATTCACTGCTCAGCACGGCCAGTTACAGAATCCGAGCGGTAACGCAGATTCTTGAAAATCTTGCGATGCGTGGAGACATCACCAGCGATACGGTGGTTCTCAGCGACTTTGCGTTGTTGTGCTGCGTGCCATTGCGCGATGGTTGTGATGTGTTGGATGTGATTGCGCGGCGGATGGATGCTGAGTTGTCCTGATGCAAAAAAGGGGCGCCTTCCGGGGGCGTCCCTTTGCATTCATGAGTTCTGCTCTGGATGAAAGCGTGCCGATGATGGATTGGAACTTCTAATTCTTCAGACCACGTAATACGTGGCTTTCAGAGCCACCCAAAAAAACCCGTACCACTTCCGTACCACCAAGCATCGATCCAGCATCTCGCCTGGGCCAGCAGCGCCCCACGCTCATCCATGTAGCGATTGCCTGTCGCTCCAATCCCGACACTATCCACACGCTTCCCCCGCAACTGAAATCGCACTGGCCCACAGCTTCCATTCGTACATACGCGCTTGCATGTAGGCGATTGTAGATCCCAAAATTTTTTGGCCAAAAAAAAAGAGTAACATCAGTAATCTTGACCGTTTTGTTCGCTCAAGCCGTTGAAAGTAAAGGTTTTTTTATCATAAAAAAAGGTAATCTTTAAGTAATATTGAAGTAATCTGATTACTCTATTTAAATGTAATCCTCCATCCAAAGTAAATCCTTACAAATCAACACCTTGCGAACTAATTACTTTTTCAGTTACTCCACTATTACTTCTCTTTGTAATTCTCAAACCCACGGAATACGTGGCCTCCAGACTGAAAGTTCAATACAGTTACCGAAATTACTCTTTCTCAGACCTCCCCCTTCCCTGTAACTGCAGAGCATCCAGTCCTCACCGGAATCGCACCCTCGGTGCAGGGTTCCGCAGGCTTTTTCCACCCAACATTCGCGTGCACAGCCCCCAGCCTTGGCGGGGTTGGGCCGGGCGCAGGTACGCAGAAAAAACGACACATTTAGCCCGCAGGCGAGGTGGGGGGACGACGGCGCGCGCCAGGTTGAAAAAGGCCCTACCTCAGTCTTGTGGCTCGTCAATACCCCGCCATCGATTTCCTCCGACCAAGTCTTGGTGGCAAAGCCCTTCGCCGAGGGACTATCGGTCCTCCGCAGTGGTCAATTGAAGATTGATTGAGTATGCTGCGGCGCCAGCACGTAGTGGCGATACGACTTCTTAACAACTAGAGTCATATCGAAGGCAATGGATAGGTTCGACACATGTCGAGTCATTTGTTTTTTTCTACGCTGGAAGCGTAGCAATAGAGCGAGACTATCAATGATTTCGAAACTCCCAACAAAGCTTCTGAAAGGACCTTTGGTGGATGCTGCTTTTGAGATTCGATTCAACGGTGCCATACCGTTATCTACTGTCTTGCCTGGGTATCTCTACAGCCAGTGGGATGGCAGTTCTATTGAACGCTTGCCAAATGCTGAAATACCCGAACAGATTAGAAACAACGATCCGAACTTACAATTCGCACCACTAATCAGACTTAAAATTGAGAATTTTTTCGTTTCGATTAGTGACAAGTCTCTTCAGGTATCATGCCGATACCCCTATCCTGGCTGGGCACTATTCGAGGAGCAAATTTTAAAAACCTTGAATACAGTCAATTCAATAAACTTAGTCGGCCCCGTAGTTCGATATTCGCTCAAGTACACGGATGTATTACCAAGCGATCTGATGCAAAACACTTCAGATTACCTCAACGCCCAGATAGCTATCGGCGGCAGAGGCATCGACATGACAAGAGTCAACCTTCAAACTGAGATACTAGAAGGCGAAGCTATAAACCTATTGCAGATCGTTGGAAGAGTAGAAGCTCAGATATTAGAAACAGGCGAGCCAAAATCGGGCCTCCTAATTGACATTGACTCTATACGCCAAATAGAAAACACGACCCTAACCTTAACTGACTTCATAACTTCCGCAAAAGCACATCTCACATCTTTACACGCGGTTAATAAAAAAATGTTCTTTGATTGCTTGAGCGAACAGGGATTGGCTGCATTGGATCCATACTATGCATAACGCGAGCAGTCTCGTCAGCGTGAAATCAAGTAGCGCAAGCGCGAATCTAAAGATTGTACAAAATCTTACTTCAGCATCTACGCTAGCATTGCTCGTGTGTTTTTCGCCGTCACCAGTTGTACAGGAGTTACCTTCACGTAACTCTTCAAGCCGGTTCGAGGGTTGGACACCTCCGACAAGAGCAATAAATGCTGGCGAAGATCTGCAAATCAGCCGGTCAGCCCGCGCTTGCAACCTTGAAAAAACGGTACATACTCCAGACTCATCGGCACGGATGCTTCACGGAGGAATCATGCAACGAGCGCTGAGCACGTTGGCTAGCTTGAGGCAGCTAACAGATGGCTGGGCAGGCTACGAATCTAGGAAACCAGACGATCGCTCCATCCAGGAGGCGGAAGCGTTCGCCCTTAGAGTTTTGAATGTACCGTCCATACTTGAGCCTATCATCAGTCCGGCAACCGATGGCGAGGTAAGCTTCTTTTGGGAAAATAGCCATGTGACGCTAGATCTAGGCTTCTATGGTGATGGCTCTTATTCGTTTTACGCAAAAACGGAGGACGGTGAAGAGTTTTTCGGTGACAACTACAGCATCGATGCTGAACTACCACCGAAACTATTCGAACACCTTCAAAGGGCTTAGGAACTACAAACATAATGGACTATAAACTTGAAGAGCAGCATCATCTTCTCCGCCTAAACTTTGCACCGCAACATATCATAGATGGCAAGGTCATTCCTGCCGCTATTAGTTCTGAAGACTTGCAACGCCGCGGCTACAGCCTTGATTCTGAAATTCTAATATCGATCGAGACTTTGACTGAAAGAGCGGTATCTCAGTCAGCAAAAAAACCGGAAGAAAGGAAATCCCCCCATATCTCGCGTTTCCTGTGCGGTGAGGCAGCATCGATAAAATACGATGACATCTATGCTTTCAATATCTTCTATAGCCCTGTACCTGAAGATGCCGAACATAATACAAAGGAAAACAAAGCCCACGTCAGCCTTTTATGTACCGATACAAGCAAAGGGCCTTCTTACTACAAAAAAGCCAAAACTTTATTACTGCCAGTTCTTCAGAACTTAATTACACTTTCAAACTACGTAGAACAATTTCAAGCAAAAAACAACCCTGAGGATGAGGGCACCGTTCAGTCGTCTAACTAGTCATGGTCAATTAGGTAGCATCTCATTCTTTACCTAGTAATTCGTAAGGTCTGAATCGGATTACCTCTTCTCCAACCCAATCATTTAGCTGCAACATCCGTGTCTGAATGGGCTCCAGCTCGTTGGCCGCATAGATCTGCGCCGCCTCTCTAATCGATCCGAAGCCTCCCGCGTTCTGCGGCACGATGCCCATCAATTGCGGCGGAATCCTCAAGCTGGCCAGCACGTCATCCCGCGTCTGGTTCTTGATCGAGTTGAATTCATCCTTAGCTGCGACCTCACTGACTGGGATCAGTTGAATCCCGTCCTTCTTGCCGGTCGGTGAATACACGAACAAGTTGCGAAAATTACCCGGCCCCTTCGAGTCCTTGAGCGCCTTGCGCAAAGCATCGATATCGGTTTCCGTCTGCGCCGCATCTGTCATGTACAGAATGAAGCCGGCATGACTGCCGTTCTCGTAGTACTTACGGCGGAACAACGTGGCCGACTCGTTGAGCAACGCCGATTGCAGGGCGCTGATCCATTCAGGCAGCCCGTATATTTCCTGGTGCAGATCCGCCTCGCGCAGTTGGAAAACGCTGCCCGGCTCGAATGCATGCTCATTTTTGAAACCCTGCACCTGGTAAAACCTTCCATCCGGTCCGGCCCGCATGTACTTCGCCAGCGGTGGCACAAGCTGCCGAGTGCTGCCCAGCACCGATCGGCGGCGCTCCAGGTAGCCATTACCCAGGCACAACGAGTCTAGGGCGAACTGTTCAAACGCGGCGCGGGACAACATCGGGTGCGGGATGAAGGTCTTGCTAAGCAAGTTGCGTTTGAACATCAGTCCAGAGTGCAGGTGCACGCTCGCTCCAACTGAACGGGCCAGACCATCGAGGGACAGCGGTGGCTCATACCAGCGACCGTTGAACCAACATTCTAGGTAGTCGAAAACCTCGCGCCCACCCAAAACGGGCGACGGGTCACCGAAACTGAAAACCTGCGTGCCTTGGCTGACAGCGGGCATTGCTGCGTCTACGGGTACCAGGGCCTGATTGGCGAGTTGTTCTGTCATGTGAAAATCTCCATCCGCCCGGTATTGGCAGCGGTCTGCCCTTCAAGCGGTTCATTGTGCAATGCGTGAAAGAGCGCCCACGCCAGATCGGCGTGACCGGTATTGTCGTTGCGCCCTGCGGTGTAGGTGTATTGGCGCCCGCCAGCGGTGATCGTCTTGCGAATGGCCATCAGCGACTGCGCCATGTCGGTCCAGCCGGCATCGAACTCCAGCCGTCCCTTGTGGATCACGTCGTAGGCCTTGAGCACCAGCCGGGTTTTAACTTCGGGCGAATAGCTGAAGGTGGTGACGGCCGGGAAGAACTGGCGCACCAGCTGGGCCACTCCGCTGCCCAAGCCGGTGACATCGATCCCGATGTAGGTCACCCAGTAGCGGTCGCAGACACTTTTGATAAACGCGGCCTGCGCGGCAAAATCCATGCCCCGGAACTGGTGCCGCTCGAGCACGCGGAACTTGCCGCCCGGTACCAGCGGCGGTGCGACCACCACCAGTCCCGAGCAGTCGCCGGTCTCGGCCGGGTCGTAGCCAATCCACACCTGACGGTCGCCGAACGGCCGCATGGCAAAGGGTTTGTAGTCCTCAGCCCACTCGACCCAGCTATCGACCATGCAGGACTGCAACAACGCCAATGGAAAGATGCTCGCCCCATCGTCGACAAAATCGCACATGAGCAGGTTGGCGAACGCCTCGGGGCTGTACTCGCGGCGAAGCTCTTCGATGTCGAACAGGTCACAACCGCCCTGCTCCGCGTCGAGAATGTTGACGATCTGCCGCCAAAGTCGGTCCTCGCAGAGCCGGCCCTGCTGCAGCGCCCCATGAGAAACGTCGACTTTCGTGTGTTGCGCTGCCGGTTTGCCCTTGTTGAAGCGTTCGCCGGTCCAGAAGGTGTAAGCCTCATGGGCCATGCTGGACGGCGTTGAAAAGTAGGTCTTGCGCCATTTCTTGTGCATCGCCATGCCCGAGGCGACTTTGTTCAGTTCCTCAAACTTGAAAGTCCAGAAGAACTCGTCGAAGTAGAAATTGCCGTGGTAGCCCTGAGCAGTGCGGGCGTTGGTACCGAGAAAAAACAACTCGGCGCCGTTAGGCAACACGATGGGGTCACCGGTCAGCTCAACGCCGATTACCTCCCGGGCGAAAGCCTGGATGTACCCACGAAACAAGTAGGCCTGGTTCTTCGAAGCCGACAGGAAAATCTGGTTACGACCGGTATCCAGCGCATCGATAAACGCTTCCCGGGCGAAATAGTAGGTCGCGCCGATCTGCCGGCTCTTGAGGATGACGCGAGTTCGCTGGTTACCGGCCCGATACCAGTCTTTCTGGTAGTCGAAACAGCCATCAATAAACGCTTCGCGCAGCAGTTCGATCTGCTCTTCGCTGATATCGTTTTTTGGGGTTTTCTTCTTCGGACCTTCGTTGCGCTTGGCCAGGTTCGGGTTGAGTTCGGTTTCGGTACCGCCGCCCTGGAAGCGCTGAATGCGAGCCTGCCGTTCCAACTGGCGATGCAGCAGATCAATCTCTTTGAAGTCGCCGCCGGTCTTGTTGTCTTTGAGGATCAACTGCACCAAGCGTGCTTCCAGGGCACCGCCAATGCGCTCGACATTGTCCGCCCGATCCCACTCGTCACGGGCCTTCCAGCTATGTAGCGTTTTTTCCTTTTCGCCAGTAGCCTCGGCAATCTCACAGATACGCCACCCCATCCAATACAGAAACTTGGATTGGCGTCGGGGATCGATGGGCAGCAGTTCGGTCGTAGTCATGGCCGCGATGCTGCCGCCCGCGCCCGCGACTCAATAGCACCGCCCCTTGTACCCGCCCGCTCTACAGTCCCGCCTCGTTGCCGCAACTCGCGCGCGTCACGACCATGCCCCTCATTGCAACGCACTTAGCGCCCAACGCATTGAGGATTTCCGGCATGAAGAAATTTCGCAGCAACTGGTTTCGCGTCGCCGTCGAGGGCGCTACCTCGGACAAGCGCACCATTAAGCGTGCCTGGCTGGAACAAGCGGCCAAAAACTTCAACCCGTCCACCTACGGCGCCCGTATCTGGCTGGAGCACTACCGCAGCTTGTTGCCGGATAGTCCGTTCAAGGCGTATGGCGATGTACTGGCGGTGAAGACCGAAGAAATCGACATCAACGGTCAGAAGAAGCTCGCGCTGTTTGCCCAGGTCGAACCCACCGCTGACCTGATTGCCATGAACAAGGCGAAACAGAAGATCTACACGTCGATTGAAATCGATGACAGCTTCGCCGACACCGGTGAGGCCTACATCGTCGGTCTGGCGGTGACAGACTCCCCGGCCAGTCTGGGCACCGACGTACTGGCGTTCTCTGCCCAGAAACCCGAAGGCAGCCCATTCAAGGACCGCCATTACTCCGAGACCTCGATGTTCACCGAGGCTGTTGAAACCGAGCTGAAGTTCGAAGAAATCGAAGAAAAGCCCAGCCTCGGTGCCCAGCTCTTCTCCAAGGTGCAGACCCTGCTGAAAGGCAAGCAGGAAAAGGACGACAGCGAATTTGCTCAGATCGGTCAAGCCGTCGAGACCATCGCCGAACACGTCAAAGACCTGCCCGACCAACTGGCCGCCGAGAAGCAATTTTCGGCTGGGCTGAAGACGCAGCTCGACCAGGTCAGTACCGAGCTGAAGGATCTGAAAACCAAACTCTCAACAACCCAAGACCACAGCCAGAAAGAACGCCCTCCGGTATCCGGCGGCGACAAACAGGTCGTGACCGACTGCTAACGGTCAGCCCCACCACAGCCCCGAATAACGAAGGACGATCACTATGCGTAACGACACACGAGTTCTGTTCAACGCCTACCTGCAACAGCTTGCGCAACTGCACGGCGTGACCGACGTCACCACCAAATTCACCGCCGCGCCAAGCGTTGCCCAGACACTGGAAACCCGTATTCAGGAATCCAGTTCGTTCCTCAGCGCCATCAACATCTACGGCGTATCGGAACAGTCGGGCGAAAAGATCGGCATCGGTATCGACGGGACTATTGCCAGCACCACCGACACTACCGTCAAGGACCGTGAGCCGCGTGATCCGAGCGGGATGGACAATCGCGGGTACACCTGCACCCAGACCAACTTTGACACTGGGCTGCGATATCAGAAGCTGGATCAGTGGGCAAAATTCAAAGATTTCCAGGCTCGTATTCGTGACGCCATCATCAAAGCGCAAGCGCTCAACCGGATCATGATCGGCTGGAACGGCACCAGTCGTGCCGCGACCTCGAACCCCGCGACCAACCCACTGCTGCAGGATGTAAACATCGGTTGGCTGCAAAAGATGCGCCTGGAAAACGCAGCCCGCGTCATGGACGAAGTTGTGGCCGGTAGCGGCAAGATTGAAATCGGTGCTGGCAAGGACTTCGAAAACATCGACGCCCTGGTCGTCAGCATGGTCAACGAGTTCATCGACCCTTGGTATCAAGAAGACACCGACTTGGTAGTGATCTGCGGTCGCCAGCTGCTGGCCGACAAGTACTTCCCGATCATCAACAAGGTCCAGGCACCGACCGAAATGCTCGCGGCCGACATCGTTACCAGTCAGAAGCGGCTCGGCAACCTACCGGCGGTCCGTGTTCCCCACTTCCCAGCCAACGGTCTGTTGGTCACTCGCCTGGACAACCTGTCGCTCTACTGGCAGGAAGGCACCCGCCGCCGCACCGTCGTCGACAACGCGAAACGCGACCGTATCGAGAACTTCGAGTCGGTCAATGAAAGTTATGTGATCGAAGACCTGGGCTGCGCGGCCATGGCCGAAAACATCACCCTGGGCTGAGGACGGCAACCATGACCAACCCTTGCCGTCGTCACTTCCAACGTGTCACTGCCGCCGTTCAGGCGGCAGCGGCCGAACCCACCCAAACCATGGCCGGCGCCACCGCCTATGAACACCAGCTCAATCAGCTGCTGCAAGACCGTCTGCGCTTGAAACAGGTCCAGTCCAACCAGGGCAAAGCCGAACTCAAGCGGCAGTTGCTGCCGGAGTACGTGCCGTATGTACAGGGCGTGCTGGAAGCTGGTCAGGGCGCGCAGGACGAAGTGCTGACCACCGTGATGGTTTGGCGCTTCGATGCCGGCGACTTTGTCGGTGGCCTGGACATCGCCGCGTACGTGCTGGAACACGAGATGGTCATGCCCGACCGATTTGCCCGCACGCTGGGATGCCTGGTCGCCGAAGAAGTCGCGACTGCCGCGTTCAAGGCACAGAAAGTCGGCGAACCATTCGACTTGGCCATCCTGCATCGCACCGCTGAACTGACCGACGCCGAAGACATGCCTGACCAGGCGCGCGCCAAGCTGTTCCTGGCCATGGGCCGCGCAACGCTGGATGGCATCACCGAAGATAAACCCGGCCAACCCGGTCAGGTACAAGCCGGCATCGATCTGTTGAAACGAGCTATCGAGTTGCACGACGCCTGCGGCGGCAAAAAAGATCTGGAGCGGGCAGAACGCCTACTCACCAAACTCGCTGCCACCGGCAGCTAACCGAGCGTCCCCACGCACCCCGCCGGCTCGGGGCGGATCGGCCAGGCCGCTCCTCCTGAACGTGAAGCCCCGACCACCGGCGATCTATTTTTGAGTGCAGTCATGAGCGCATTTGTAGCCAATGGCACAGTCGACAGCGACCACATCAACACGGACCCGTTCTGGCCATCGATTGACCTGGATAACTTACGCGCCACTCTGCGCATCGACTCCAGTGTCACAGCTGCCCGGCTGGAGACTGCCGTGATCGCCGCAGCCATCAACCTCAACCGCGAACTGGGCGAATGGCGTGCAACCCAACAAGCTGCTGGCTACGCCACCCTGGACGACGTACCAGGCGATCGCATCAAGGACGTGTCAGTAAAGGCACACCTCTACCGCCGCGCCATCGAAGCTGGTACTGGCGCCGAAGTTTGCGAGCGTTACCGCTCTTACGACACAACCAATGTCGGCAACCACAAAGCCGAAGAACTCATCCCCAACATCGACGACTACCGCCGCGACCTGCGCTGGGCTGTACGTGACTTCCTTGGTATCAGCCGCACCACAGTGGAGCTCATCTGATGTCCGTCACTATCCGTGCCTATCAAAACGACACCGTCGACGCGATGTGCTGGCGGTACTACGGCCGCACCGCAGGCGTCACCGAGGCAGTCCTTGAAGCCAACCCCGGCCTCGCCGACCACGGCCCCATCCTGCCGCAAGGCCTTGTCGTCAACATGCCCGAAGCCCAAGCCAGTGCCCCGCAGCGGCAGATGGTGAACCTATGGGAC